ACGCAGATGCCGTGCCGCAGCCGCCGGAGCGGTGCTTAAGCCGTAAGGCGGGAATTGTGCGGTGTTGCCTTGAACTTTTCGATAAGCTGAACGGGTCAAATAGACCCGCAAAAATTGATTGATTAAAGGAGAAATTCTATGGCAGATACTTATACCAAAATTGCTGATTTGATCGACCCGGAAGTGATGGGGGACATGGTGTCCGCCCGAATCCCCAAAAAACTGCGCGTGGCACCCTTTGCCAAGGTGGATGATACCCTGGCCGGTGTCCCCGGCGATACCATCACGGTGCCCGCCTATGCCTACATCGGTGATGCCGACATTGTGGCCGAGGGCGAGGCTGTGACCATTGAAAAGATGACGACATCCACCCGCAAAGCCACCGTGAAAAAGGCCATGAAGGGCATTGGCCTGACCGATGAAGCGGTGCTTTCCGGCTACGGCAACCCGGTGGGGGAGGCCAACACCCAGCTGGCCATGGCCATTGCCGCCAAGATCGATAACGACTGCATGGATGTGCTGCAGACCGCTACCCTGACCTATGACGGCTCGGCGGGCATTATCAGCTATGCGGGCGTTGTGGATGCGGTGGACGCCCTGCAGGAAGAGCAGGCCACCGAAAAGGTAATCTTTGTTCACCCTAAACAGGTGACCCAGCTGCGAAAGGACGCCGAATTCACCAGCACGGACAAGTACCCCGCCAATGTGCGGATGTCCGGCGAGATCGGCTCCATTGCGGGCTGCCGTGTGGTGCCCAGCAAAAAGGTGCCGCTGGTGGAGGCTGGCTCCGGCAAAACCAAGTGCTATGCCTGCCCTATCATCAAGCTGGAAGCCGACCACGACAACGAGGACGAGGTGCCCGCTCTGACCATTTACCGCAAGCGCGCGGTGAATGTGGAAACCGAGCGCAAACCCAAGATCCGCACCACCGAGATCACAGCGGACGAATTTTACGTTGCCGTGCTTTCCAACGAGGCCAAGGTGGTGCTGGCAAAGTTCAAGGCCTAAGATGTATCTGAAAACAAAGGGCAATACCGCATAATTCTAAGTGCCGATACGGCGAGCGAGGTACGGCAGATGCTAAGCCAAAAGCGCAGATAATACTGGATGTCTTATCGAGCATTTTGGCAACGCAGATGCCGTGCCGCAGCCGCCGGAGCGGTGCTTAAGCCGTAAGGCGGGAATTGTGCGGTGTTGCCAAAGAAAATCCTGTGAGAAGGAGGAATGCCTTTGCCGGATTACGAATTTTATACCGCCAGCTACCTGGGCGAAAAGATCCCGCAGGAAAGCTTTACACGCTTTATTACCCGCGCCGCTCGCCAGCTGGAGCGCTACAAAAGTATGTTTGATGTACGCCCGCACGCGGGCCTGCAGGAACCGGAAGCCTGCGCCCTCTGCGCCATGGCGGATGCAATGTATGCCTTTGCGGAGGAGGACAAGCGCTGCCGCGTGGTGAGCGCCAGCGTGGGCAGCGTGAGCGAAACCTATGCTGCCCCGCCGGAGCTCTGCGCCGAAACCATCCAGAGCCGGGAAGGTTACCTGCGTGCCCTGGCGCAGGATTACCTGGTGTTTGGCCGCTATGCCAGCGGCGGGGTGGGCTGATGGCCGCGCCCTTACAGTACCCCCTGTGCTGCCAGACCGTTACCTTCTACCATGCGGACCCGGTGGCACATACCATCACGCGCACCGTTGTGCAGGGCGTACACTTTGATACCCGCCGCCGTGAAACCGCGGCAGGCGGCAGCGGCCCCGCAGGCAGTGCGGCCACGGCGTTTTTGCTGGTTATCCCGGAAAAACATGCGGCGTTTGGTCGGGATTATACGCTGGAACCCCATGACCGCGTGCTTGCAGGCACCGGGCCGGAGGTGAGCTACACCCAATGGCTGGATTTTACCCCCGCCAAAGTGCCGGGGCTGGCCGCTGTGCAGTATGTAGACTGTAAAACAGCGGCCGGGCAGGCTGCCCATGTGGAAGCGGGCGGCTGGTGGACCCGCTCCGGCAGCGGCGCGCACAGCCTGAGTAACTGACCGGAAAGGGGGAAACAAAGCGCGTGAACGAAACCTATTTTGAACAGTTGCTGCAATGGCTGGCCCGCTGCCCGGCTCTGACCGGTATTGATCTGCGTGTGGACGACCTGCCCCCGGCGGCGGGCACCGGGGCGCTCTTCCCCAAAGGGGTGGAACAGACCGACCGCTGGCAGAACCTGCTGGGGCAGGTGACGGCCCGCCAAAAAATGCAGCTGGTGCTGCGCCTGAACCTGCCCTTTGTGCCGGGGGATGCGAATCTGAGTGCCCAGACCGCCCGCCGCCTGTTGGAACTGCAGGCCTGGGTGGCGGAGCAGAGCGCGGCCGGCTTTGCCCCGCAGCTTGGCAACGCTGACCCCGTACAGGAGACCCTGACCGCCGGGGCCGCCCGGCTGGAACAGGCCAACGATGAGGGCAGCGCAGTTTACACCGTTACACTGACGGCACACTATACGATGAAATGGAGTGATACATTTGAAGATTGAGCGCAAATATATGGCGCACTTTTTGAACGCGGCGTTTGGTTCCGGTACCGCCAGCTATTGCCGCCTGGGCAATGACCTGGAAGAATATTCCCCGGAACTTTCCGCCAATGTGGAAAAGAAAAATAATATCCTGGGCCAGACTTCGGTCACGATCGACAGCTACCAGAAACAGGGCGAAGTGGCACCCTATTATGCCGAGAAAAACGACCCGCTGTTTGAAAAGCTGCAGGCCATTATCGACGGCGACCTGACGCTGGACGACCTGAAAACCGACATTGTGGAGGTTAAGCTCTGGGGCGAAGCATCCGCCAACGCCTACCCGGCCATCAAGGAGGAATGCTACATTGAGATCGTCAGCTATGGCGGCGATACCACTGGCTACCAGATCCCCTTTAATGTGCATTATACCGGCGTAAAAACCAAGGGTACCTTCAACATTAGCACCAAAACCTTTACGGCGGCGTAAGGCAGAACAGGAGGATGGATGATTTTACACAATGGGGATGTTTTGTTTGGCTGGCCTCTGCAAAGCCATGTGATTACCGCTGGGTGGTTTTATAATGACGGCAGCCTGCACCGGGCGCTGGATTTCCGCGCCGCCGTCGGCACGCCGGTATATGCCGCGGCAGACGGTACGGTGGAGACGGCCTACCGCTGGAATGGCCGCCGCACCCAGGGGGATACCAACAGCTACGGCAATATGCTCAAGCTGCGCCATGCGGATTACCGTGGCGGCCGGCTGGAGACGCTGTACGCCCATTTGAGCAAACTCTGCGTGGCCCAGGGGGAGACGGTATACGAGGGCCAGCTGATCGGCTACAGTGGGGATACCGGCAACTGTTACGGGGCACACCTGCATTTTGAGGTGCGGTACAAAAAACGCCGGGTCCACCCGCTGAACTGGCTGGATGCAGATTTTGCGGCGGCATCTACCGCGGTGCGGCTGGGCGGCTACCAGAGCGTTGCCCGCCCGGCAGCGGAAAAAACACAGCCGGTCCAAATGCAGACGGTAACGGTGGGGCCGATTTCTAACGGGGACGCTGCCCGGCTGTATGCCCTGTGCGGGGACCTTGGCCTGGTGGAATCGGGGCTGTACCACGCCGCCTATACGGAGGTGTGAGCAGGATGGAAGCAATTCTGGTGGCGCTGATTACCGGCGGGCTGAGCCTGCTGGGGGTGGTTATCACCAACATGATGGCTGCCCGCCGCGCGGAACAGCGGATGGTAACGGCCCAGGCGGTCACGGATGCCCGCTTGGAGGAGCTGACCCGCGAAGTCCGCGCTCACAATAACTTTGCCCAGCGGGTGCCGGTGCTGGAAGAGCAGCTGCGTGTGGCAAACCACCGCCTGAGCAACCTGGAAAAGGCGCATACCCCCGCAGGCCGGGCCATAAGTTAAAAGAAAAGCATAAAATAAAAGGAGGAGACCATGGATCTGACAACTTTTGGTATGGCAGGGGTGGCGGCGATTACGGTTATCTGCTACCTGGCGGCAACAGCGGTCAAACAAACGCCGCTTGCCAATAAATGGTTGCCCACCATCTGCGGCACGCTGGGCGGTGTGCTGGGGGTGCTGGCCTGGTGCGGAAGTGTGCCGGACTTCCCGGCAGGCGACCCATTGACAGCGCTGGCCGTGGGCATTGTTTCAGGCCTCGCGGCAACCGGTACCAACCAGCTGATCCGCCAGCTGAAACAGCCGGAATAAAATAATAGGGGGAATTACCCTATAAATAGTTGAAAATCCCGCCGGGAGCTGCGCATTGAACAGCACCCCATTTGTTAGACAGTATGATATACTATTTAACAAGTGGGGTGTTTTGCTATGCCAAAAGGAGTACCAAACAAACGATATACGCCGGAATTCAAGAGAATGGTTGTAGAAACCATGAAAAAAGAACATCTGAGTATCTATGCAGCGATGCAGGAATTTGGAATTAACGACCATAAAATTATAGAGCGTTGGGAACGCATTTATCTGGAAGAAGGGCCGGAAGGGTTAGCCATCGAACGGCGTGGCCGCAGTAGCAAAGGCCGTCCGCCAAAGCAGTTGCCGAAGCAGGTGGAAGAAGATCTGCTAGCCGAAGTGCAGAGACTGCGTGCGGAGAACGATTACCTAAAAAACTTGCAAGCCTTGGTTTTGGAAGACGAGCGACGCCAGCGCAGAAAACGCAGGTAGTTCAAAAGCTGAGGCAAAGACATTCTCTGGATATTCTTCTCTCAATCGCTCAACT